GAAACACCCGTCTCGATTCACAACTGGATGCCAGTGGAGTAAACATCAGAAACAAGCTGGATGTCTCTGGAAATACACGCATGGATGGACAACTCGATGCCAGTGGGGTAAAAATCAGAAACAAGCTCGATGTCTCTGGAAACACAAGACTTGTCGGAACATTGGATATCAGTGGAGCAACAACAATTTCTGCTCTACTCGATGCAAGTGCGGTTAAAGTGCGAAACAACTTGGATGTCAGTGGAAACGAGAATTTAACAGGAACACTCACAGTAGCCGGAACAACAACTCTGCGAAACAACACTGACATTTCCGGAGTTCTGCAGATGAATGGTAACAAAATGTTGTTTGGAACATCAGGAAGTGATCAACGCATAGCAATGGGTAATGTTGGGACGAGTGCATTAACAGGAACAATTGTATTGAATGCATCAGCAGTGGATATATCGAGTAGCACAGCAAACGCATTTTATGTGGCACCGATTAGAATTGATGCATCAAATACAAATGTATTAACTTATAATACAGGTACTTACGAGGTAACACGCACAACATTACCAATATCAGCATTTCCATCATTGATCGTTGATGTATCAAGCACAAGTCATACGTTAATAATAGACGGAACTCGTGCGATTAAGATATGGGCTGTTTCTGCAGGAGGTGGTGGAGGCGGTTATGGAGTTTCAGGTGATCATGGTGGAGGTGGCGGCAGTGGGGAATATTGCGAGATATATCTAACTTTAACGAACATTTCAACAAATACACATATATATGTAAATATAGGAGCAGGTGGTACAGGAGGAACGGTAGGAACGGGCGGCCGAGGAGGAAACACTATATTAAGGTTTTCAGATGGAAGTATTACAGGAGGAACACTAATAGCTGATTTGAGTGGTGGTCAAGGCGGTACGTTTGGAAATAGTTACGCACAAGGAGGAGCCGGGGGGTCAGGGGGATCAAAAGGAACAGGAATAACAGGAATATTATTATCAGGTTGGCACGGTGAAATGGGAGTTGACTCTGGTTCACCAACTACTATTACTCATCCAATGGGTGGAGGTGGAGCAGCTTCTAAATTAGGTAGGGGGGGGTTTGGTGCAACATCAGTTAATGCAGCGACGACTGGTTTATATGGTGGAGGAGGCGGAGGAGGACTGAAGAATTCGACTACAGTAACATATAATGGTGAAGCAGGAGGAAGTGGTTATGCTATTATATATTTTTATAGTTAAACACACCTAAAGACATCCCACCCTTTCTCTCCACCCGACACCACACACACCCAAAAATAAAAGAACGCCACATCTACAACCTATATAAAAGACTCATGGCAAAACGACCCGACAATCCCTTTCAACTCGCCATCATCAACCGCCATCCCCGCGATGACCACATCCAATTCGAAGAAGCCAACCACAAATACACGATTAACGGTAATTCCAATTACACCTCCGTGACTACTTTCAATCACGCCCAATTCGAGCAATTCGATGCCGACAAAATCATAACCAACATGATTCGCTCTCCCAAGTGGTCTAATAGCAAGTATTACGGCCAAACTCCCGACCAAATCAAGCAAACGTGGGCCGACAATGGCAAATCCGCTTCGACTTCGGGAACTCGCCTCCATTTTGACATTGAATGTTTCTACAATGACGCACCAAACGAGAACCATTCACCCGAATACGCTCACCACTTCCTCAATTTCGCAGAAGACCACAAGCATCTCATGCCATTTCGCACGGAATGGATGATTTATGACGAACCAGCCAAACTCGCCGGGTCCGTGGATATGCTCTTCAAAGACCAAGATGGCCTCCATATTTATGACTGGAAACGCTGTAATGAAATCACAAAAACAAACGCATTTTGTAAGACGGCAACCAATCCGCTCATTGAAGAACTCCCCGACACGAACTACTGGCACTACTGCCTTCAGCTCAATACTTACAAATACATTATTGAAAAGAACTATGGATACAAGATAAAAGATATGTATTTAGTGGCACTCCATCCTGACAACGAGAATTACAAGAAAATCAAGGTGGTTAATCTTCAATCACAAGTAGAAGCATTGGTTGCAGAGAGAAAGGCAAATCTTTAAAGCGATAGCAAATCTTTAAAGCGATAGCAAATCTTTAAAGCGATAGCAAATCTTTAAAGCGATAGCAAATCTTTAAAGCGATAGCAAATTTTCAAAAAGAAAAAGAAAAATCAAATTAAATATTTAAAAACCACTTAAAAATGATATGATATAAATCAATTATCACATCATTCACCATGTTTGCATCTCTTTTTGTATTGTTCAATGCGATTGCCATGTCTACAAGCACAGTGGTCCGATCACCCTACATTCTCCCAAATACGGCGGTTTTCGATGACACAATCAAGTGCATGCCATCGACCACTTATTATGCACTGAGTCTATTGGCTATTGTGCCGATTTCGGCGTTTGTTTCGATTCTGGTGACATCGCAACTGTACAAGAGGAATCTACTGGCGATCATTGGTGCTCGATTTAATCCGGATGCGTCTTTTGAGGATGAGTGGGAGACTGAATATGAAGAAGATTCGGACAACGAACAAGAAGAAACACCCGATGAGAAGTATGTGAAGCAGTATCCAATTAAGCGTGCATCACATGACCCACCAAAGTGTCTGGATGAGTTGAAGTACACAATCATGGTTGAAACCACACCACGAGGGACAATTCTCTTGTGTTACAATCACGAGATTGACGGATTCGAGTATTGGAGTGACAGTGACATTCCTCTGACGATGCTCGAAACTGCTGCTCGCCGATATGTGACTGAATATAATTGCAAGCAGTTTTATCTTCCTCGAAAGAAGACGAATGATGTTGATAAGGAGGAGCCTGTGCCAATCGAAGAATCGGAAATTGAGCCAGTACCAGTACCAGCACAAGAAAGTGAAACTGATCCCGAAGACGATGTCTTTATTAAGCGTAAGAAGACCACCGCCCAGGTCAAGCTTGAGAAGCAAATCGCCGAGGAAGAGCCAGTGACCCGCTTCATCAAGAAGGGAAAACTCGTTGATTTCAAGCCGAAGGAGTTGTTCAAGGGAATGAACTTTGATGAGCAGGTGACCAAGAAGACCCTCAATTATGATACATTCAAGCAGGCAATGATGGAATCGATGTCGGCATCCACACCATCCCGCACCGATTATGCGTCTGTTCGAAATGCATGCGACTCAGGAATGTTTTAATTTAATTAATTACAACACATAAATAACTTGGTGCTTATTTTAATAAGAACATTTTTAATTTAATTCACTTCATTACACAATAAATCAAGTGAATTTTACTGATTTCAACTGATTTCAGTTAAAAGAATAAGTCCCCCATGCCGGCAGGCATATTTAAAAACATGTTGTAATTAACTTAACGGCGTTTAATTGTACGCTTCTTTTTACGACCGCCAACTAGTGATTGTCTACCTAGTGATTGTCTAAATGGCTCTATTGCTTGGTCGATTTGGTCTCTAGCAACACCTTTCAAATATCCCGTCGGGTTTTTAGCAATATTTGCCGCTTGATTTGCCATATCTGCTGTATTCTGAATCGTGCCTTTTAATTCGTTAACGGTGCCTTGTAATTGTCTAAATGGCTGTGTTGCTTTATTAACTTGTTCGTTAACTAAATTTTCAAGATTTCCTCTGGGATCGCTTAGAATACTGGCTGCTCTCCCAAAATTGCCTTTTAATTGGTTAAATTGTGCGAGTTTTTTGTTCAGCGGATTGTTAATAATATTTTCTGCTTTAAAAACCTTATTTGTTGCCAAATTTTCGGCCAGTTCATTTCTAACAGTTTTCACACCTTCTAATAACTGTCTCGCATTTTCAACAGTATCAACAATAGGTCCCGATGTCTCTCCGACGACTCTTAAAAATGACTTCATAAACATCGTATACGCTTTCATTCCCTCTGAACTAAGGGTAGATACACTGTCAACTGCTCCCTGAAGCACTGTTAATAAACTCATAATTGTTCCGATACCTGGTACAGTTTCGACTGCAGCAAGAGCAGAATTATATGCCATATTTACTGAGTTGTGTGCTATTTTATCCACCACTTTAACAGCCGATTTTTCCAAAGTCTCGCCTTCTTTCTCAAAAAGTTCGGTTAATTCAGCCAAAAACGGTTGAATCACGTCTTTAATGTTTTGTTGAAATGCTTTAAGTGATTCTTGAACCCGAGGATCTTCAAATGCTGCGTTAATTGCTGCATTCATAAGTTCTGCCTGTTGATATTTATCCATTGTAGGCGAGTCTTCTGGTACAAGTGATAGCATTTGAGTTTGTGCTGCACTCAATAAAGAATGAACAACGTTAATGTATTGTTCAAACAAAAATCCGAATACGTTTGATCCTATATATTTCACGGCACTAAATAGAAAATCTGGCTTTTCTGATTCTTGTTTAAGTCCCAATTGAGTTTCTTTATTCATATATTATTACTATACTATGTCAATTTTTTATTTCAACGATTTCACCCAAGATTGGTAGTGATTACACCTGACAATGTCAAATGAACTTCCTAAATGGTCGGTCGCAATGAGCATGGCCTTTTTCTCGTCGAGTGTGAGAGAAGCAATGAACTTGTGAATTTTAGGGATTTCTTCGGCCGTGTAACCAGACAAATCGATGTTTTTGATGTCTTCTTCAGTTTTCTTGTGACGCTCTTCCATTCTCATTCCATCGATCCTGTCCTTTGTGATGACATAACGTTTTGGTGCAACGGCAACGGTCGGCGTCGCATCAAACGGTGGATTGCTTGCATCATCTTCAGTCGTAACCGGGCTATTCACAACACTATTCGCCTTGATCTTACGGGGTTTCTTTGTGACAACACACGACATTTTGTGTTTGATTGATTTAATTTAATTTCTAGTTATCTTTTTCTATCAATTTTGTTGCAAATTCAATTTTTTCACTTTATTACGTTATTTCTTTAATAAGGTGAAAATGACGCTCTCTTTGTCTATCTCTTATACATTTACATCATGAACCATTACGTCTTTCGCATCAGCTATATTGCCGTATAACTCACTCGTTTCTTCATTTGCTAATGTGCGAACCATGTCTTTTTGGCACACTTTGAGTGGGAGTTGTGGAGTATTACTAAAATCATGCGTATTACTAAAATCATACATTGGATTATCGAGAGACATCGTTGGAACATTATTATTAAAAGCATACATCGGATTATTGAGAGACATTTGTGGTTTAGAATTCTGATGACCAATGTAATCATACGCAGCATTTGTAACGATTACACTTCTATTTGTCGGACTAATGAAAATCGGGTTTGTTAACATCTCTTCCTCATATTTTTCAACATCTTTTTGCGACGTTTTGTTTGGCTTCTTAAAAATCACAACCATTAAAACAAGAATTATAGCAACCAATGCTAATACGCCAACTATTATACCTACTAAAGCACTTTTCGACACATCGGCACTCTCATTCGTCTTCGCTGCCTCAACTTCACTGATTCCGTCGCATTGTCTATTTAAACAATTGCAAATATGTGATTTAAACATGTCTATACATGGATTGTTGCCACAAGGAGAGTCATAACAATCGTCATACACATAAACAATTAATGTGCCTTCCTCATCACTGTCATTAAATGTCACTTGACACACATACTTACCAGTCGTAATGTTTTTAGCAGAAGGCACCTCAATCGTGTAAAGTCGACCATTATATGCGTTTATTTTGAGGACGTTTGACAGATTACAGGTCAAATCTTTTGCATTCGGTATTGTGAAAAGAGTTGTTCCGATGTTTTCGTCGTCTGAGATACGTGCTGTGTATAACATCCGACGACTCGTGGTTGTGGTAGACGTTGTTGTAGCAGCGATTGTTACGTCGAGAGAAAATGGATACTCCTCATTTACGATGAAATCCAATTTATAATTGCCGGGTTGTGCGAATGAAACAAGTGTTTTCTCTCTAAGAGCAAATGATTCCAAATGATTCTGGAGCATCAACCTGTATTCATCTTGTTCTTCTTGTCCGACAACATATACAATATTATCATTTACTAATTCAAGACCAGTTGGAGGCTCAAAAATGTCAATCACGTTAAATGTCAGTGATATAGTGCCAACCCCGGATGTAGTCTCTAACAATATGTAGATTCGCCTAGTCTCCTCATAATTCACACCCTTTCCAACATATATCAGATCACCACCAGCAACCATGACAAAATCGGGATTTCGTGAAATAAAAGTGTCCTTGGAAATCTTCGCAACAACTTGTCCCTTTGTAATATTTTCGTAAAGCGGGTATTGCACGACTGAAACATCACCAATATGATCTTCAGTGTCAACAATTTTCAATTCAAACGTTTTACTAGCATAGAGCGAAGGAATCCCGTCGTCCATACACGTGACTCGCAGTTGAATAATTGGAACCGTTTCATAATCAAGATCACCCACAAGCACCAACAAATTCTTTTGGAGAGAAAACTGTTTATTGTCCACTACACTACACCGGACACTCTGGCCTGCGTCTTCATCCACCACATTTAACTCGGCAACAACGCTATCCTTCTTTTCATTCTCTCGAATATTCGTCGAACTGAGCCCGATTATAGTGGGAGGATCATTAACATCGGCCACATTAATAGTCAAATTTTGTGCGAAGACATTGACACAATCAGACGCCCGCAGTTCAACAATGTATTTAGCCTGTTTCTCGTAATTGAAGATTTTATTGCTATAGAGCATATTATTAGACACCTTAAAATTGGTTGTTTCCTTTACCGAAAAAGTACATGCTGTTCTCTCTTGATCAATGCATTTCAACGCACCAACCAGAGTTCCAGTCGCTTCATTCTCATTTAAAACATTATTACTGAGAACAATTCCAGTCGGAGGTTCATTCACGTCCACCACCTTAAAAATCACCTTTGTCATGTGGAATTGACCGCCAGCATCCCTTGCAGCAAGAATGCTTTCAAACGTGTTGACATCTTCATAATCGAGTGGTCCTACAAGAGATAACATGCCGGTGACCGAATCGACATCAAATGCCCCACCATCGAGCATCAAATCGTACGTAATCTTACCCCAATCGTAGTCGACATCACTGTCTTTAGCCAAAATCACCGTGAGAGCCGTGCCAACCGCCGTGTTTTCAGTGACATTAACCACATATTCGTCGCGTTCAAAGAGAGGAGGCGTGTTCGTCCTGTAAATATTGACAATAACGTGCGTCGTCGCGACATTTCCAGCGTTATCAGTTGCGATCACTGTAATCATGTTGTTAAATGGCGACGACAACTTATTTGCATCTAAATCAGTGACCGTATAAATACCACCATCTTCATTTATCGCGAATATTCTCTCGGAATTAATCAGTTTGTAATACACCTTATAAGCCGCATTATCTTTCATGTTTGGGTTATTTGCGTTGAATTGGGTGAATACAGCACCGGCAACATTTCTCTCCACAATCTTTGAGTTATACGACGCTAATTCAAATATAGGCCCGCAATCGAGCACATTGTCATAGTTAAATGTCCATGTTCGTGTAGAAATCGCAGGTTGGCAACGCATACAAACGTTATCGGGCGAGATTCTCTGTGATGGGTAGCATACGCCGCCGATATTACACGAATTCGGGTTGACCACGCACATTCTCGCAGTACAAACATGGCAAAGCGAGTTGTAAAACGTGATATTTCCGGATGTCGTTGACCAAATCGAATTCTTTACATCCGTGGTTACGTGAACCGGAAAAGTCACCGGCTTATTATCCATAATTTCCGGCAAATTACACAGAATCATCTTGCTTCCCATGTAAAATGCAGAAACAACAACATCGCCGATTTTACACGCAAGTCCGT